GGGCATTCGCCCTAAGTAGGAATCTCGTCTATTGACGTAGAGTTACTACACCCTCTGGGATGTGATCCCGGTTGACGCCTTAGGAGGCGTTACTCCATCTCTTACGAAGTGTAAGAGAATAGCTGTCGACTGACGATATGAAATCCTCTTGCTCTACGGGTTCATCCCTACGAGTAAGGAAGAATTTCATAAGACGGTCGGCTCCGTCAAGTTGATCGCGTCGGCGAGAGATTTTTGGCACATAGCCTCTAACCTCAAACCTATGCAAATCAGCATTCCACTTGCTAAAGGTGAAATGCCCCTGAAAGGAGGTCCAACCAATCACCGAAGCTTTGTTACCCACATGAGGTAGAGGACCAAGTATGTCCTCAACAATGTCCCTCATGAACTGTGCTGTTTTCCAATAACCTTTTCGATAGAAAAGGTTTGCGGTAGCAACATAGGATACTAACTCCGATGCGTCACTGACGTTTTTCGGGGGCCTGGTGCGGATATATACTGGGGTCACGATGGACCCTTTGTATGCATCCACGCCGCAAGATTCACGAAAATATCCAAGAGAGAAAGATTTCTTGGTATTAACGACGCATCTTACGGAAGCCAGGACCGTCTCTACATCAGCTCTCCACTTTGACGGGACAATCAAGTCGTCCCCGAACACCGTAACCCTGCGTGATAAGCGCAGAATATTTCGGGTGTTACACTGGAGGTTCTCAGCCTTCAGGCCTCCCATTATACAGAGTACGTAGTGATACATACTCTCAACTGGGAAACACAGTGCTGAGCCCATACTCGCAAACTTTACCAGAGAGACCTTTCGGCCATCTGGTAATATCGCGTACTTCGACCGGCAATCAAAAACCGATCGTAATGCACAGGGAAAGTCCCTGAACATATGGTACACGAGACCAGCGTGTATACGGTCTGATGCTTCACTCATATCGAGTGTAGCATTGTTCCGTGATATGCTGGCTTCGCGAGCTAGAACACGATTGAACTCACTAGAAGAGAAGTTAACCCTCTCCCTAGTTACCCGATCACGTTCCAATAGCGCCATTAGCCGCTGAGAAACGGCTTGCTGCGCATATTGGTTGTTGATCGGCTCAATCGCTATAACCCGAGGGGCTTTCATAGTCTTCGGGACGAAAACTACTCGGACTGTATCCGAGCCCACTCGAACCTCAGCCTCTCGATCAGTAAAGTTCCAATTCGGAACCTTATACATATCGAAAGGGAAGCTACGTTCAAGTCGACGCGACCAGGTACTGGAACGGTATTTACCGTTCCCGTATATCCGTTCGGCGACTGCTCCGGGGCCATGCCTTGGCTGCAGCTCGTTGGTCTCAACTTCTCGGTTGAGATCTCTAAGCGTTCTACCAAAGCAAACGCGGCTAATCCTAACGAAGTCGTTAAGACCATGCCACGCTTTAGG